GTGCATCAAACTCTGGTACACCTACTGTTGATTTGCAGACAGGCAGAATAATTTATCCAGCTGGCTACATATTTAATGGAACGATGGGTGCTGCCCAATGGTGCTCTTGTCCTGCAATGATACTTCTTGATCTTTTGACTACCGAAAGATATGGATTTGGAACGCATATTACACAAAGTTCGCTTGATTTATATAGTTTTGTAGCAGCAAGTAGATACGCTAATGAAGAAGTAGATGATCTAAGAGGTGGTTCAGAGGCAAGATTTAGTTGCAATGTAAATATACAAGGCACTACAGAAGCTTATACATTAATCAATGAATTAGCTGGTGTTATGAGAGCTTTTCCTATATGGCAGACAGGTTCAATTACTCTTACACAAGATAGTCCAGCAGATCCTAGTTATTTATTTAGTTTGGCAAACGTAGGTGAAGGTGGTTTTTCATATTCTGGCAGCAGTCTTAAGCAAAGACACTCTGTAATTTCTGTTAGCTATTTCAATATGGATAGTAGAGAAATAGATTATGAAGTTGTGGAGGATGCTGCTGCTATAGCAAAATTAGGTGTTATAAAAAAAGATGTAAAAGCCTTTGCCTGTACATCAAGAGGTCAGGCATTTAGATTAGGTAAGGCAATATTATTCAGTGAACAGCAAGAATCTGAAGTTGTCAGTTTTACTACTTCTATTGATGCAGGAGCTATTGTAAGACCCGGTAGTGTAATTAGAATTAACGATCCAGTTAGAAGTGGAGCTAGAAGAGCAGGTAGAATTAAATCTGTTAATAATGCAAAAACTGAAATAACTGTTGATAATCCTGAAGATTTAAGTGGGTTTATGGGTAGTGGTACTGATCATAAATGTAGTGTTATGTTACCTAATGGTACAGTGGAACAAAAAGATATATCTTTAACTAGTGGTATTCAAGGTTCTGTTATACATTTAAATTCTGCATTATCAGAGACACCTAATGTAAATTCTATGTGGTTGTTACATAAATCTACTTCATTTCATCAGACTTTTAGGGTAATAACAGTCGAAGAGCAAGATGGTATAAATTATGGAATTACAGCTTTAACATATCTTCCAGCTAAATATGCAACTATTGATAGTGAAAATGTAAGTATAACTTTACCTGATCGTAATGTTTCTCTTCTTAATCAACCAGTAGATCCACCATCTAATTTAAGAGTTAGCAACGGGTTAGGCGAATCAAAAGAAATTATATTTACAGTAAATGCTTTAGCTGTTTCAAAAATATTATTGACTTGGATACCTGTTACAGGCGTTACGCAATATTTAGTTCAATACAGATTTAATAATTCAAACTTTGTAAGTGAAGTTGTATTTAAACCTGATTTTGAAATTTTAAATTCAGAGAGAGGCACTTATGAATTTAAAGTATTTTCGTTTAATGCAGCCTTACAATTATCTGCTACTTCAAGTGATTTAACATTTAATGCTCTTGGTAAAACTGTTCCACCTGCGGATGTACAAAATCTTACATTGGAACCTATAACTAATAAACTTATACGTCTACGGTGGTCAGAATCTACAGACCCAGATGTAATTCATGGAGGTAAAGTCTACTTAAGACATTCAAATAAAACCGATGGTACTGGTAGTTTTCAAGATTCTGTTGATTTAATTCCTGCTTTAGCTGGTAATACAACAGAAGCGGTAGTGCCAAGTATTGAAGGAGAATATATTTTAAAATTTAGAGATGATCAGGGTTTATTTAGCCAAGGTGAAACTTCCGTTATATTAGATTTACCTGATTTAATAGATAGTCAACAAATATTTGAAGATAGAGAAGATACAGACTCTCCAGCTTTTGGAGGAACCAAAACTAATGTATCTGTCTCTGGAGGGGCTTTAGAACTAAGTGACCCTTCTGCAAATTTAATAGGTATATATGATCTTGCAACTACTTTAGATTTAGGTGCTGTTTTCTCTGTAAATTTAAAACGATTAATACAAGCTATAGGTTTTGTTGTAGGCAATGCAAATACAATAGATGAGTTAATACCAGATGGAACATTTTGGGATGATTATGCTCAAGACGGTAATTTTGACGGTTCACAAATTAATGATGTTAGTGCCTCTATTGCAGTAAGAACAACTACTAGTGCACCAAGTAATGGTTCATCTTATGCAAATTCAGATTTTGCTAATAAACCATTTAATACATTTGTTAATGGAACATACAAAGGAAGAGGTTTTCAATTTAGACTAACTTTAAGTTCTGAAAGTATTGCTCATAATATATCTATTCAACAACTTGGAATAACAGCAAATTTTGAATCTAGAACTGAGAGAAGTTATGTTAGCGGTAGCTCTACCACAACTACACCATTATCATCTGGTACATCTTCTTCTGGATTGGATGTTACTTTTGGAAAACCATTTTTTGTAGGCACTTCTAATTTAGGAAATTCAAATGCTTTTAAACCCTCAGTTGGCATAACAATTATGGGAGCTTCTGCTGGTGAATATTTCACTATAAAAACAGATGCTAATGGTGATTTTTTAAATGCAGCAGGGTCTATTATTACTGGCACAGGATTTAATATAAGTATTAAAGATAGTAATAATAATCCAGTTGATAAAAAATTCACGTTCCAAGCTGTCGGTTATGGTAAAGGGGTGTAATATGGAGAAAAGTATTTTTTAAAATGGCACAAGCTGGTAGTAAAGTTATAGCTAATGCTTCTGGTCAAGTTGTAAGACTAGATATTCAGAATACTTTACAGACGGTTGCTACTCATAATTTCGGAGCAAGAAATAACGCAGGTACAATATTACCTTGTGAATTTCTAGCAGATAGTGCAAGTAGTAAACTACTGATAAGAAAATCTGATGGAGGAGATCAAGCTAATCCTAACCATACTCCTGTTTCGGAGAGAGCAACTTTTTTTGAGGTAGGAGATTTAGATACAGCTAATTTAGGTTTATTGCCAAAAACAGGTGGAACTTTAACTGGTGTTTTGCAATTACCACATGGTACACAGGCAGTACCAGCTTTAAATTTAGGTGATACTAGCACTGGCTTATATAGACTTAGTACTAACGTGCTTGCAATATCAGCAAATAATACTAAAAAAATTACTGTAGATTCTACAGCTACAGAGTTTTTTGGAAGCGAATCGGTTGGTGCAAGAATAAGACTTTTAGAGGCAACTAATAATGGTGGTCATTATGTAGAATTAAAAGCTGGCAATTCAATCTCTAATAATCTTACACTTACCCTACCTACAGCAGATGGTACAAGTGGACAGGCATTGCTTACTAACGGATCTGGAACGCTTAGTTTTGGAGCACCAACTGTAGGGGCTGCTAATTTAACTGGCAATACTCTTGCAAGCGGTGTTACAGCTTCGAGTCTTACATCAGTAGGAACTTTAGGTTCTCTATCTGTCACTGGAACGTGCACAGTTGGCAATTTAGCTGTACCTTCTGGAGCAGGTATTGACTTTTCTGCATCACCCCATCAACAAGCAACTAGTGAACTTCTTGATGACTATGAGGAGGGAGTTTGGACACCATCTTTAGAATTTGGAAGTTCTGCAACAGGTATAACTTATACAAGCCGTGGTGGTACTTATACAAAAATAGGAAGACAAGTTACTGTTAATTTTGAAGTTACTTTATCTGATAAAGGTTCTCAAGCAGGTATTGCTCGTATTGATGGTTTACCTTTTTCTGTTGCTAATTTGATGTCAGGCACAACACTTCAAGCTAATGGACCGTGTGGTTTTTGGGATAATGTAACTGATTCTTCTTATATTGTTTTTTCAGCTTTAACTGATACTAATGAGTTACGTATAGGTCATACATTAGACAAATTAGACGAAACACAAAACATGGTAAATACAGACTTTACTGATACTTCACATCTTCGTGGTTCTATCACATATTTTACAGCAACATAGACCGTAGCTAAGTCTATAAACTAAGCCTAAATCTGTTTTAATCGGAGATTAATCCTAATGGCGTTAAGTGAATCT